AGAATAGTTTTAACAATTTTATCCGCAATTATGTTTCTTGTCCTAAAGGTTGGATGAGTGCCATCTTGCGTATAATATCTGTTTGTAATCGAATTTGCTCCAAGAGAACGATATAAATTTATGCACGGAAGGTTATATGTAAAAGCTACATCATTTTCAATCGCATTCGAGAAATCATACAAATATATTCCATTATTATTAGGATTAATATTGCTATCTTCTCCATCGGAAATGCTTCTCCAATAAGGACAAATAACAACGATTCTAATTTGCGGATATTTCGCTTGCAATTTTTTTAGTGCTTTAGAATATACTTCCTTAAAAGTATCAATGGAATAATTATATCCCCAATCATTTGTACCATAAAAAACAGTTATAAAATCAACATTCACAAAATCAACATCTTTTAATGTGGTTAAATGTTCAGCATAATTTGCAGTTGAAATATTTCCAACTTTTGCATCTTGCTCTGACCAATCACCAGATATAATAGCATCTACAAGTCGGTTGAAAGAAAACGGCATATAATTCTTATCCGCATGGTCAATTACAGAGGTTCCACTAAATCCAACATTGATTGCCTTGATTTCAGGATATTTCTTTGAAATCATTTCTGGGTATCCAGTTTCATGTCCAAACATACCTGTAATGGAATCTCCCATGCAAACGATAGTGCTTTTTATTTTTGTCGATGGTTTTGAGAATCCGATTATATTTGCAATCCTGTCAGATACTGCAATCATTGATGGGTATAAATGCCTTGAAAATTCCACAGAGGATGCTGATTTGTACGAAATATTAATATCGTTTGTTCTCAACCAATTAGCAAATTCATCACGTCCTCCACCATTTTGATAAATAGACAACGTTCCCTGTGAACTCAAACCAATACCATTGGTATTGTTAAATGTTTCGTTATAGGTTTTTAATTCCATCCCCGAAATTGTGATTTTAGCAACTGTGTCGTTATTCATCGGCAATATGCTTTTATCATAATCAGTGGCTATATTCTCAAACGGAATAGTAGTTCTATATTTACCGTTGGCTGCTGTAGATGATGAATAGGCACTTACATTTTTTGGAAGAGATACCGTTTTCAACGTCGTTTTATATTCAACAAAATCTGTAAGAACTCCATATTGGAGCATGATATTACTATAAACAATTGTATTGGCGCTTGTTACATTGTTTAAACATGTATAAAAACGAATCTCTATTACATCCCCCGCAGAAACTTTCAACATACAGTACAGCCGTCCTATGCCGTAAAGAATTTCCGCATCACTGTTTTTTGTGTTTTTAACGTTTACAGCAACATCTTCAGCATTTTCTCCTTTGGCATTGCACGAAAACCATAAATTTCCTGTAAACTCAGCGGTGTAGTTACATACAACAGCCGTGACCGCCCTTTCTTCCATTTTTCCCCTGATAATCTTTAATCCATTATCTTGATGAGTAATAGTGTGTAACGAATTATATGAGTTTGCATAAAGAGGGATATTTGTATAATCAAAACGATTTTGCAAGTAAACAACTGATGTATCATTATCAATTTCGGCGTTGTAAATTTCTTTGTCCACAAATATTGTTGAACCATCTAATTTGCATTTAACCGTTCCGCTCGTATCAATTATATCTTCCTTTAGCTGGCCAACCGCGTCACCGGTCGCTTTTGCATCTGCAGCCTTGCCGGAGAGGGAGAGAGTGGGGTCGATGATGTTTTTGAGCTCTTCCACCGCCTGGATTGCCTGCGTCCAATCCGCATTAGAGACCTGCGTAACATAGAAAAAACTCTGGATCTCCGCGGTGCTATCATAGCGGTCGTTTTTACAGTCGCACTCGATAGGCCAGCTCTTGAGCATATAGCCTTTTCCGGTCGTCACACAAAGCACGATGCTCACATGACCCGGCACCTGCAGCGCCTGACGTGCGATCTCGCAGGTGACAACGTTGCCGGACACGGCACAAGCTGCCCGCTTGCCTGCACCGTCGTTGATGGTATCGTACCAGCCCTGATTCTGGGGGCCAAAGCCGCGGTACATGATGCTGTAAGCGGCTCCTTCAGGCGCAGTATACGCCTTGCCGTTTTCGTACAGCGTCGCCTGAAAAAACCGGCTCTGGCTGTCGTTTTCCACCGCGCTGATGTGCTGCGGCAGACCGGGATTATCAAAATCAATCCTGATTTTCTGCATTTGCTTCCTCGCTTTCCTCCGGCAGCGGGCTAAAAATCAAATTCTGCCCGTCCCAGATATAGTCGTTGCCACCGTTGCTGTTGGCCGGGAAATCCTCAAAAAGCAGCTGATCCGGCGGCAGCGTTTTCGGGATAACGCTTTTCAGCGTCCAGCCACCGTTTTTGATGCGCCCGTCCGGGCACACAGTGCACTGGTATAAGTAGCCTTCTTTTTTCACGATAGCCCTCCTTACAAAAAGCCAAAAAGCTCCTGTGGAACGCACACGGCGTTGTTAGTCACCCATCCGTCAGAGCCGGGACTTTGCAAGCTAAAACTGCCGGTGTAACTTACGCCAACGACAAGCACCGTAGATATAATCGTATACTTTGATTCACGTTCCTTCCCGGGCCCAAAAACGATACGGTCCTGATAAACCGTTATGTTTCGAAAATGCGGTGTGTTCCACGCATACATAAGCGTGTAGGTCTTTCCGTTTACCGGTATGATACTGGATACTCTGCCGCCGCTTCCTCCGCCGGCAAACCACGTTGCGCCCTTTGTGCTTTCATAGGTGATCAGGATAGCGGAGTATCCGGTAAGATCTACATAATAGGTTTGTGCCTCAAAGCTTTTGAGCGGCTCACCGGTTTCTTCGTTCTGCCAGCTGTGGATAACCAGCTTGTTTTTGACACCGTTAAATTCAAGCCCATCTTCGTTGATCGTGTAATTAAAGCTTCCGGGTCCAAACTGGATGCCGCCATCGTCCGTTTCGCCAATGTAATCTGTGGCCACACGGCTTGCGTCAACAGCGCGGTCGTTCGTGGTGCTCATGCGGTTGCGGTCTTTCACGGTGGTTCTTGCAAGCTTTTCGCTTGCCTTGCCTACATAGATTGAGGCATACCGGTCGTGCACCACGTCATAATCCGTTTTTGTCACTCTTGCCATCACATTTACGCCAAGGCGCAGGTAACGCACCTCTACTGTATCGCCGCGCAGAATGACCTTGTTTTTCTGGTCTTTGTACTCTACCGTTTTTTCCAGCTGCACATAGTTTACGGTCAGGCTTGGCTCTACCTTTCCGATCTGGTTTTTGGACAAAAAATCAGTAGTTGCCTTCCTCATGCTTTCGTCCGAAGGCGCTTTCTGGAAGTAGCTGGTCAGGTCAAGCGGGTAAATTTTCTGGTATCCCTCGATATCAGATGCCTTTATGGGGTCCAGCGCGTAAAACTTGCTCTTCTGCGCGTTTGCCCAGTACGGATAGACGTGGGTGTATACGTTGTCGATGTTCTTTTCCTGCGTGACGTCCACCAGATTCAGACCGTATGCAATAACCGCGCCCCGGTTTACCTCTTCCTTAAGCCGCAGCGTGCACTTTAAGCCGTCAAATTCCCAGTAGCCAAGGTAGGTGTCCGCAATGCTGCTGCCGTTGTTGGAGAGCATCGCCGCCCGCACGGTCATGGGCTTTGTAACAGAAAAAGAGGTCTCGTTGTCGTAATCTGCAGAGATCTCAAACTTGCAATCTCCCACGATGTTCGCATTCAGTTTCTGGATCGTTTCTTTGAGCGTTTTTGCCGAGAATGGCTTTACAATGCAGTTGCCGAGGTCATACGAGATATGGTGCGCGGACACCTGAAACCGTCCATTCATCGGGCGGCCGGTTCGATAGATGCGGAACAGCTGCCGGTTTTCGTAGCTGGAAGGCTGTGCGCTGATGATACGCCGTTCCAAAAGATCCTCCGCATGGATGCCGGTTACAGGGTACTGCAAGGTCAGGTCATACGTTCCGTTTTCCTCGCAGCTGACAGTGCACTCCAGCGCATCCGAAAGTGTTCCAAAGCCGTAGTTTTCCGCCGAAAGTACATTTTCATCATGTAAAACAGGTTTCATAATGTCCACCACCTTGGCATGATCTTCACGGTCTGGATGCCGCCGCTCCACTGGATAAGGTTTTCACCCGCTGCCAGCTCCGGCCAGATGCCTCCGGTCACCGGGTTTGCGTTGGCGCCGTCCTCTAGCCATGCGTTCCACGTTTCTGCATCGCAGCACACGGTTTTATCGGCGGGCGGCTTCATGCCAAACGCTTTTCCGTTCACCGTCAGCTCGCCTTCTTTGCCGTTTCCGGTCACCTCAAAATAGGGCAGTGCAACCTGATCCAGCGGGTTGAGCAGCGCCTGACCGTTCGTCATCTCCTGCAGTTCTTGTCCGGACCACAAAAAATGCCGCGGATCACAGTCAAACTCCACCGTAAACCGGCCGTACTTATCCAAAATGTTGCTGGTATCGCCCATTTTTGCAATGCCGCGATAAAAATACTCCGGGTCGTATCCGTCCGAGAGGGAATAGGCGCCCGGCGTACCGCATAACCACGCCTTAATGCTGCGCAGCTGCTCCGGGGTAGGGTTTCTGCCGTGAAAATACAGCTGATACGACACCGTGATATTTTCGTACTGCCCCTGATCCCCGTGCAGCTTGCCGTTTCGGCCTGCAACCTCGTACTCCTCATACTTGCGGTTCGGGGTCGGGATGCTGGGTTTGTGTTCGATATGGCAGCAGTACTCGGTGCTGCTGTGCCCGTTAAAATACAGGTACTTCTCCACTGGCTGCCGCCTCCTCATTGATCATCTGTGTAAGTCGTGTAATGGTGTACTGGGCAAAGCGTTCCTCATCCATACCCTCAGAGGGGTACACATTGACGTTGATGCCGCCCATGCTCACCGTGCGGGAGTTGGTAGCCACCTGTGCAAAGCCGTTTGCACTGCCCACATCGTACTGCAGCTGCATTTTCAGCTTTCCGCCAAGGTCTGCGGCAGCCTCCTGCAGCAGGTAAGCGTTGTCGCGGATGCCGTCCGCCATGCCTTGAATCATATCAGGCATCCACTTCTCGTACTCCCGCAAGGGTCCTTCGTCTGGGCGCGAAAAATGCAAAAATCCTTTTATAATGTCGCCGATCCACGAGACTGCCTTTGTGATAATACCGCCACCGCCCAGAATGCCCTGTGCAAGGCCGGTCACAAGGTCAGCGCCCCAGCTTCCTGCCTCGGTGCTGATGGAAGTGCCGAGCAATTTTCCCGCGATGCCAAATATTCCACCGGCAAGTGCGCCCGCCCAGTTTCCGGTCAGCTGAAAGCCCTGTGCAGCACCGGTCAGGCCACTGATAAGCGTTCCCGGGACGTCGATGTTCTCCCAAAAACTGTCACTTGCGCGGTAGCCCTGCGCCAAATCGCTGAACCACTGCCCCAGAGGGCTTTTTGTCAGGTTGCTTGCAACCTTTTCCAGCCCGCCCAGCTTAGTATCCAGATCCAGCACGAACTTAGAGAAGCCGCCCAGAGCGCCCTCGGTGTATTTGATGCTGGTGTTCAGGTCGGTAACCTTTTCGTTGACGTCCGTTACAATGCCGTTGGTGTAAGTGGTGGTGCGCTCTACGGTCTGTTCCTGGCCTTGCACAATGCGCTTATAGCAGTCTGTAACGACCTTTGTGGCAGATACAACGGTATCCTCCAGCTCGCCGGTCTCTGCGTTAAGCACTTTCTTGGTTTCAGTAGAGGTCTGGGCAGTTCGGCTGACGTAGCCAATAGCTTCGTCTATCTCCGCCTGCGCTGCCGTCAGGGTCTCCGCACGGGTATGGACGGACTTTTTAGCGACCTCATCTGCAATGGAACTTGTCACCTTTTCAGATGTCACAACGCCGTCCGTCAGGGTCTGCACCCGCTTAAACTGCGTTTCAACGCCGTTCGCCATTTCCGTCCAGCTGTCCGTGATAGTCTGGACAGTTTCGGTCGTGGTGCCCTTCAGCTTCTTGGTCGTACCATCATATACTTTGTAAGTATTGTCCGCGGTTTCCACCGTGCGGCTGATCGCGCCCACAATGTTTTCCGTGCCCTGCAAAAGCTGCTTGGAGGTGTTGGTAACGGATTTCGCCAGCTTTTTGGTGTCCTGAGCGGTTTTTGTGGTAGCCTTTTTTTTGCCAGATCCGCTGCTGCTGCCGCCTCCACCACTGCCGCCGGAACCGTTGTAAGTAGGGACAATATAATTCGATGCGGCTTGTGCTTGTGCCTGCCGAACGCGTTCTGCATGTTTTCTTCCGCGTTCTTCTCTCGCTTTTCGCCGAGCCTCTTCAGTTTGACTTGATTTTTTCTTCTGGTCTTTTTGGTAATCCTCGTAGCTGTTGTATCCGGCGTAAGCATCTTTGCCAAGGCCTTTGTTCAACGCATAACTGGCACGATCCAAAAAATTGATCGCGGCAGTTGTAGCATTCTCAAACCCGGTTTTAAGTTCCGAAACTATCGGGATGTTAGAGGCAATTGCATCTGCCAGACCAAACCATCCACCCGTGTCATACGCTTCTGACGCAGCAACAGTAAGGTCATTCATGTGCCCGATTACGGTTTTTACTCCGTCGGTCAGGTCGCCTGTCATAAGCCCGGCAAGCTGCGTGGCGTTATCTTTTAGCGTGCTCCACTGACCATTCAGCGTCTCGCTTTGGGTACTCATGGAGTTAAAATAGCGGCCGCCCTCGTCAGCCGCCGAAATAAGCGCATTAGACAGCAAGTCATAAGTGACTGTCATTTTTTGCACTTCTTCGGCAGACTTTCCGGTGTAGTCGGCAAGAATGCCGTAAACATCTATGCCGGCGTAGGCAAACTGTTTGATGTCCGCGCTGGTCGCCTTGCCCGCATTCTGGATCTGCTGCAGGTTTTGTGCCATGCGGCTCAACTCTTCATTGCCGCCGCCGGTAGCAGAAACTGCATCACCCAATGCAAGAATGGTTCTGCGGGAACTTTCGGCATCTATGCCGGTAGAAATAAGCAATTCGTTTGCTTTTACCAGACCGGCAGTATCAAACGGTGTTTTGGCAGCGTCCTGTTTGACCTCATCCAAAAGAGCAACGGCTTCTGCTTCACTGCCCAACATATTGGTCAATGCTGTCTGGTACTGTTCCAGCTGAGCATTGTATTGCACACCAGTCGACACGACCTGCTTTCCGGCTGCAATTATTGTGCTGGAGACCTTGCTGAAGAGGTTGGCTGCAATGCTTCCCTTTGTGACTGCCGATTGCAGCCCGTCAAACATACCGCTTCCGGCATCTGTGTTTGTGAGGCCGTCCAAACTTCCTTTTGCGTTATCTGCTTTAGACGCAAACTCCCCAAGGCCGTTTTCTGCATCGCGCAGACGGCTTTTTAAGGTTTCCAACTCCGCATTCGTCTTATAGACCGCAGTCCGGTAAGCTGATGCCTGTGTGCTGGCGCTGCCATACTTTTCAGTGGCCTGCAGCAGCATACTCTTCTGGGCATTCATAGCATCCGTCTGCGCAGCAATCTGCTTGCGCAGCACCGCCGCCACCGAGGATGCGCGCTGTTCTGCGGAGGTGTTCTCGTCCATAGATGCCGTGGTGGACTTCAGCTCAGCGGCATACTCTTTCTGCCGGGCAATGATGTTTTGCATCTGCTGCCGGTATTCTTTTTCGCCTTCAACGCTTATTTTGGGGCCAATATCCGTTTTTGCCATGCGTTCTCACCTCTTTACCGTATTTTTTCCAGATCGTCCACGGTGGCGTAGAGCTTCTGGTTTGCGCCGTTTTCTATCTGCATACACGCCATATAATCCAGCATACGGCCCACTGGGCACGAATGCACCTGATGCTCATTCATGCCCAGTTTGCGGCCGTAAAACAGAAACCACGTTCTGTTAAGCTGTATCACATGGCGCTTTCCGCGTTTTTTGCGCTGTTGTCCGGTTCAGCCTCTACCTCGCGGCCGGAGCCGCGCGCAATTGCGGTAACACAGTCGTTCCACAGTGCGCGGCACTCTGCCCACGTCATGCTCTTTTCCAGCTCCGCAGCAGCAGGGAAGTCCGGCAGGCTCTGCGCCATGTCCTGAAATTCCTTGTCGTTGGATTCTGCCGCCATCTCCCGCACATAGTCCCGTCCTGCATCCGCAAGCACGGGCGCAATGGTCAGTGCCGCCTTTGCAAGGTCGGCAACGCGGCCGGTTTTGGCGGCTTCCTTGGCAACGCCAAAGATATTGTCCACAGAGCCGTAAGTGCTTTCCAGCACGGAAAGCGCCTTGATGGTCATGCACATGGGGTACTCATTGCCCTTGACGTGCGCGAATACGATGTACTTGTCCTCAATCATGCCGCGCCTCCCAGTGCCTTCTTGATAAACGCAACCGCCGCTGCCTCGGTTTCAAACTCCTTCTTGGGGATGATCTTCCACCGGTTCATGGCGCTGTCATCGCGCATGATGCTGAAGTCCAGATCCTGGGTCTGCCAGTCGATCTGCTCGCCCTGCGTCTCGGCATCGTCCTTGGGCACCTTGAAGCGGATCTTGCACAGGACAATTGCCTTCCACATGCTCTTGCCGTCCTTCTGCACCTTCTTGACTGCGCCCAGCCCCAGATAAGGCGGCTCCATAGATGCGCCGTATTCGTAGGTCTCCACCGCGGTGCCCTCGTCCGGCGTTACGGAGTTGCCGGCTTTCAGGCCCATGATAAAGGCCTCTTCCTCTGCGGTCAGGCCGTCCACGGTGCAAGTGCCGCTGCCATCGGTGAAGGCAGAGCCAGTCTCGGTTTCTGCCAGCCGGTCATCGGCGTAAAACTTGTTGTCATCACTGGTGGAAATATCGGTGCTCATGCTCACCGAGCGCCCCAGCTTGCGCACGCCACTGTAGGACACAACGCCGCTCTCAGAAGCGTAAGTGGCAATATGCACGTTGGAAAAACCAGTAGTTACCATGTGTTTTCTCCTTTCATACAAAAAAGCAGGGTGTCCACTGTGGACACCCTGCGCAGGTTATTTGTCGATCGTTTCTTTTATCTTTTTTTCAACAGCCTGCCCCATGGCGGCCTCCGTTTCTTTTCGTCCTTTTCGGACGGAAGGAGCAACAAACGGAGTTGCAATCCAAACGCTTGTGCCGCCTTCTACGCAGCGGGCAATCAGCGCATTCGGCTGTCCATTCGGATGCCCTTTGGTCTGGATGCTGTTGTATCCGTTGAAGCCAAGCTTTGTATTCCACGCATAATTTTCATGGCTGAATTTTGCAATGCCGAACCCTTTTTTCAGGTCATCAGCCTGCTGCTGGCTTAATCCGTTCATGGGCGGTCCATTGGGGTGGGCATAATACTGCTCCTGCCCGGACGGCAGGCTGTGAATCGGAATTGTGTCAACGGCAGCTTTGATTTTGTCACCCATGACTTTTGCACCGGCATAAACGCCGGCTTTGCATACATCATCGGTGCTTTGGTTCAGCTTCTGAAGCTTTTTCATGTAAGCATCTAGCCCTTTTGCTTCGATCCTAGCCACAGCCGGACACCTCCCACCGCCAGCGGTAATGCCAGATTTTTGTATCAGCTTCATACACGGGCTGAAGCATTTCCCACGCGATATGATCGGAAGCGTCAAACGCTTTTTCCAGCGCTTCACACCACGGGTCGAGCTCTATCGAGGTAAACAAGTCTGTCGTGCCGATCATGGCACGTTCGATGTGCTTACCGTCCGCAATAAGGTCGTTCGGTGCTTCTTCCTGCCAGACAAAATACCGCTTGGATTTCATCCGCCCGCCGTGGCTTACACGGTCTGTAACAGCCGCGTGGGCAGCAATGATACACTCATACTGTGTCATCCTTGGTGTCCTCCTGTAAGCTGTTGTCATAGTCATGCTCCACGGCACGCAGCGCCAGATCCAGCGCAGGGGGCCAGCTTCGGACGGCCTGTACCGTGTCGATGCGGTAGTGCCTGCCGTCCTCGGTCTGGGCTTCGTCCTGGCTGGAAATAGCGATGCTCTGCGGTGCCGGCACGCGGATCACCCGGACGATCTCCGCCTGATTCTGGCGGCTCAAATAAAGCCGGTTGATGCCAAGGCGCTGCTCCTCGTACCGCAGGGTGCACTTTGCCGTGCACTCCACGATAGGGGAGTGCCCGACCGGTGCGGCATCCCGGGTAGAAAATATCTGCACGACCCCGCTGTTGAAGGTCTGGCTGACCTCCGTATCAGGGCGGGTCGGGCTTTTTCGTGTTCTCTGCAAAGTCAGTCACCAGCCTTTCGTTTCTCGCCGCAAGCAGCAGGTGCAGATAATTATGCTCGAAAATATCTGCTGCGCCGTCGCGGGTGTAGCGCACATAATCCATCAGCAGCGCACGGGCAAGCCCGGGCTGCGTGTAGTCCTGCGCCGTGCCGATCTTGCTATCCAGATAGAGCATACCGGTTACGATGATGTCCCAGATCTTTCTATCCAATGCATCATCCGACCATGTGATATCAAGATAGTTTTTGATATCCGGCAGCAGCGCAGTGTCATACATCCCGATCATGGTCAGGACTTGGTGACCGTGACGGTGTAGGTCTTGACGGTCTCACCGTCCGCAGCGGTCACGGTAATGGTCACGGTGTTACTGCCGTCGCTCCAGGTCGCAGGCTTGCCGTTTTCAATCTCCTTGCCGCCCACTTCCACCTTGACCTTGGCGCCAGCGTTGGCGGGGGTCGCGGTGATGGTGTTGGAGGCTGCCGAGGTAGTCGCCGTATAGGTCACATTGCTGGAGGTAAAGCCCGGGGTCAGGTTCAGGCTGCCCAGCTTCAGGGCGCTCAGAGTTGCATCAGTGGATGCGGCAGGCGCGGGAACGGTAGTCACGCGGTAGGTCATGGGCTGCAGGCCGGAAATGTCCAGATTCAGGAAGGCGTTGTTGTCCACCGGGAATCCGTTGGCGTACAGCTTGATCAGGTAGACGCGCTCATCCTCGAGGAAGTGGTAATCGTCGCTGTACTCGATGCGGCCGTTCTTGTTCATGCCGACCGGTGCAAAGTACAGATGACCGATACCGAACACAGCCTGACCACGCGGCAGCGCAGCGGTCTTGATGACGGTCAGGGGAACAGGGAAGATATCGTTGCGATAGGTGCCATCCGGGGCGCGCACGGTGGTTGCGGGCATCACGCGCAGGTAGTAGTCCTGCGGGTTGACCAGCAGGATCAGATCATCCGGGTCACGATCCTTGCCGTTGGCAGTCTTGCCCAGCATGGAGATCAGGTTGCCCATCGTGGCAGGCTCAAAATCGTTGACCTTTACTTTTGCCTTTTCCGGGTAGGTCTTGCCGCCGATCACGGCAACGTCATCGCTCACATCGCGCACCATGCCAATGGGCTGATCGTTGCCGTCGCCCATGACGATGCCCTCTTCCAGACCATTTGCCAGTGCTTCCGCCAGAATTGCGCGGATGTAACGATCCAGCCACTCGGGGCCCAGATCCAGCTGTGCCTTGCAGACAGGGATGAACGCAGAAAGCTTGTACAGCCCTGCGTCCACTTCCTTAAAGCCGGAGGTCAGCTCCTCCACGATCTTAGCGCACAGCTTGCCCCACTTGGCCTTATGGATGCCATCAGTGTTCAGCATCATGCGGATCGCGCCGCCGGTGGGGGTAAACTGGATCTTGCTCAGCAGCGGGTGCTTGGATGCCAGATCGTCCATCACGCGGCTGATAACCGTCTGCGGGAACACAACGGTCACGTTTTCCAGCGCCTGCTTGGGGTTGTCGGCGCGCATGGCCTTCTCCACGGCCTGATAGTACTCGCGCTCGTTGTTGGTCAGCGGACGCACGCCACGGGCATACAGGACGGAGTTGTCCAGCTCCTGCTTCATGCCGTCCAGCTGCTGCTGGTACTCCTCGCGGTTGATGTCGCCCACGGTCTGGAACATCTGCAGGAAGGTGTCAGTCACAGCATTCTCGTCGTTGCTCTTGTAAGCATCGTGCAGCTTCTGGCGCAGATCGTTCAGCTTCTGATTGTTCTTGTACAGTTCAGAAAGATTCATGTTGATTTCTCCTTTTTGGTATTTAAAAAGCAGCACTCCACGAAGGAAGTGCTGCTTTACGGCTTATTTTCAGATATTGCAAAGCATCTGCATCAGGCTGAGCTTTGCGGGCGGTTCTTCGGGCTGCGGTTCAGCAGGTGGCTCTACATCCTCATGCGGCACCATAAGCTGCTGCACGATCAAGCCGCGCACGCTTTGGGAAACGCCGGAAGCATCGCCGGTTTTGCGGATGCTGGTTGCAATGCCTTTTTCCAGCATAGCGGCAGGGGAGTACCACGCCTTACTGTTTACAAGGTCGCGGGCGGCCTGTTCCTCCATGCCGGCGTTTGTGAATGCGCCCAGCCCGATTTCGGTCAGCTGGTCCAGTGCATCCGCTGCGCTGCGCAGATCCTCGGCGTAACCGGCTGCAAGCTGGCTTGCCGGGTGAAAGTAAAAGGCGCTCACATTGCTGGCGATACGCTCCTGACCAGCCAGAAACGGGTAAATAGCAGCGCTGGCAACAAACCCGTCTGCATAGGACGTGACCCGTGCGCGGCTGCTTTGCAGCGCATTGTAGATAGCCCATCCTTCGGAAACGTTGCCGCCAAAGCTGTCGATATGCAGATTGATCTCGGCTGCATCAGGGATTTTCTTCAGCTGCTGGACAAGACTGTACGCGCTGGTCTCCTGGCTGGCTTCATCAGCGTATCTTACAATATCGCCAAAGATATAGATATCCGTCTGCTCGCCAAACTGCTGGATATCAAAATAGGGTTTCGGCATATTATTCCTCCTTCGGGTTGCTTTCCGTGGCGGCGTCCCTTGCAACGGTTTCCACGGTAGCGATATTTTTGGTCATCCAGTGGATGTTAGCCCATTCATCAGGCAGCGGCGCGCCGCCGGTGGCCTCGCGCAGCTCGTTGATGCTGTATGCGGCGCTCTCAACGATTTTTTCAATGTTCGCCGCGTTGGAGAACATATCAAAGTGCTGGATGGTGGAGGTGTCCGCATATACGCGGTCTCCGCGCAGCCAATCCGCCTTGGGAATCAGCTTCCGGCTGAACTCCTTGCTGATCTGCGCCGCCAGCGGGTCGATGCCGGTGGTCAGCCAGTGGGTGATTATGTCGTTGATGCCCGCCACATCCCCCTGCACAAGCACGGGCGGGATGCCCAGACCGCGCGCGGTAAAAGAAAAAATGTCATCAAAAAGGGCTTTGATGTCCCGCGTGTCCTTTGTACCGGTGCCGTTGTTCATCAGCTGGAAATCGTAGCCGTCAAATTCCGGCAAAATACCGGTGCCGGATTCCAGAAACGGTTTATAGCTGCTTTCCAGCATGGCAGAAAACTTTTTCTCAAAATCGTCCTGACCGTTGGCAACCTGCGTAACGTGCACCTTCATGTGCTGACCGTTATTCCAGACGTTGCTCTTAATGCTGGACTGCACCAGATTTTTATAGCTTTCATATAGTGCATCCACAACCTTTTTTGCGTCATCGTTGTTCAAGGTCAGATGCAGCACTTCGCGTTCTTTCAGGTCGCGGGTATACGACTGCTGCCCGACCTGTATCCGACGGTATACATTTTCCTGTGTGGGGATGTACTCCGGCTTTGTCCAGCTGTCTGCCACCACAAGTTCAACGCTCCCGCCACGCGGAATCGGGACAACAAGCGCTTCGTTTTTGGCATAAAGCTTGTAGATCACTTTTTTCCAGAACGCCGTGCTGTTTTCGTTGACGTTCGGCTCTACGTTCAGCAGATAGTAATAATCCGATTTGACCGGTTGCCCGCGCTCGAACGTCTTAAACTCGCAGTTTGCAATCGCATTCGCAATCAGGTTTACGCAGCAGTTAAATGCAAGGTCACGCAGCTGGTATTCCTGCCAGCAGTCAAGCATTTCGCAGGTCAGGTCATCGCCGTTCAGCAGAAAATCATGTGCGGTGATCTTCTGCTCGGGCGGCGAAAACCCGAAAAAACGTTTGATTTTCTCAGAAAAAGGCATTGTTTTTCTCCTTCCGGCAAGTTACCGGCAAGTTACCAGCAAAATGCTCCGATCTTTGGCAGCTGCACCTGACCGGTGCCCAGATCGCTTTCCACCGTCATGGCTGCCGCCAACGCCATGAACGGGTCTGTTTTTCGGCTTTTGCCCTCAATTTTGGCGTAAATGAAGTTTCCGGTATCCACACCCTGACTTCGGCTGCTGCGCACACGCTTTGTGTTGTTGACCGCCCAGCGCAGATGCGGCACATCGCCCCAAGTAAACAGGTTGCGGTTAAAGCAATCCTGTATCACGGGGTCAACCTGCATAATGTCGCTGGGGCGTACCAGCTTCACCCGGTTTTTATCCTTCGCGTCAAAACCGATACTTTGCAGCGCTTCTGCCATCATGGTGTAACGAAAATGGTCAAGCGCCACTTTTTTTACGGTGTATTTCCGTCCGGCTTCCCGGATGAAATCTGTCAGAAGATACGGCGAGATGCTTACATCGTCCACATAGGTGCAGTCTCCGTTTTCGCACCACGTTCGCCATGGGGCTTTTACCCGGGTCAGGGTCTTGCTGTTGGCGCAGATCCATGCGTGGTTGATATCATAGCGCTGGTCTCCCTTGCGGAAATGCAGGTCTACCGCCGCCCAGTCATCCAATTCCGCGTAGTCGATTCCCACAGTGCAGCTCCAGCCAGCCATATCCGGCAATGGGCGGTTTGTTGCCCTGACGTTTTCGTAGTCGGTAACAGAAATTTCCTTCGCGCCGTCCCGGATGCCCATGCGTTTTGTGATGAAATCGCCGTTCTGCTCCGGGCGTTCTTTCCAGTCGCGGTATTCGTCGTGGATCTCCTGCATCAGATGTGGAAGATAGGGCAGGGAAGGGTTTGCCATGCACCAGTTTTCCGGGTCGTGCACCTCGTCCTTGGTGTTCAGGCAGCAGATGAACGGCAAAAAGCCCTCATCCGGTTCGCCCTCAAATAAAATGCGCCGACCTCTGGCAAGGTAATCGTCCAAAGGACCGTCCGATACATCGCCGTTGGATGTAAAAAAGCCAACGCGAGGCTCTGCAACCTTGCCTTGGCCGGTGATAAACACTTTGATATTGTCGTAATTCTGGTACTGATGCACCTCGTTGAAAATAACCGCGCCGGAGCGCATACCATCGCGCCCCTTGGGGTTATTGGTGCGGCCTTTTACCTCACCCAAATTCTTGCGCCCCTGCAGCACCTCTTTTGTGTGATAGTAAAACCGCGAAAGCTTGGCTTCCCACTTTGGGTTTTCCAGTGCTTCCACGATATCCTTCACGGGGGTAACAGCCTGCTCCTCGTTGTTGGCGCAGATATCCACGTTATAGTGCGGCACGGGGTTGTATGGGCTGATGAGCGCCGCCGAGGAAATAGCAATTACACCATCCTTGCCAGCGCCGCGCCCAACCATGGCAAACAGTGTCTTGAACCGGGGGCTCCCATCCTTGCGATAGGTGCACAGCCAAAGCCCCAGCGCAAAGGTCTGCCACGGAAAAAGGCGGTCATAAGGAAAATACCGGGCGAGGCGGAAGTATTTCCGCATACGCTCGGTATCTACATAAATATCTTCAGTTGCAAAAACGCGCCGGATCAGTGCAACAAGGGCGTGCTGCTCCTTGCAAGCACGCGGAGCATTGTTCTCCACCTGCTCAATGTACTCCAAAATCTCCGGGGGAATGTTACAGATCATCGTCCTCGCCGGTATTTACCGCTTTAAACTTGAACGTCTGCACGACCCGCAGCAGCGTTGATACGGTGGAGTTGGCTGCGCTGGCAGTCTGGTTGTAAACCTGAATGGAAGGATTTGCTACTTCAATTTCCGCGCCGCGCGGGGTGGTCTTTACAACGGTAAGGCCGCGCTCGTTCATGTCGTTCTGTGCCTGATCCAGAAGGTTCAGCTGCGTAACATACCGGTCCAGCGTGGAGCGATATAAAAAGTTTGTGTCGCAGTTGGCTGCTTTTGCGGCCTGCTCGATCTCCGCCAGCTCCGTCCGGTATTTTTCGCTGGCGGTGGCCGGTGTTTTCCTTTTTCCCATCACGATCTCCGTTTCATCCATATTTGTGCAATCTGTATACCATCCTCGCGCGTGTGCGTGCGCGCAAGGCCAGCGGCAAAGTCAGGGGACACCCCGAATAAGGGCTTGACCCGCTCAACCCGTTTTTTCGGCAGGGGGGTGTACACAGTCTTTTATAATTCGCGGCCATTCATTTTCTAAGTCTTCCAGCGCGCGGATATATCCCTCTTGCAATTGTAACTTCACAAACTCTTTGCACCATTCATCGCCAAGAGATAAATGCTCCGGCGTCAAAACAAAATACAGTTTTACATAATGATTACAATTATCAGACGATGGCATTCAATCCCACCTTTCTAACGTCAGCGGCGCACCGCCGCTGCATTTCCGCAGCCGCTCCGGGTGGCACACAGTCTCGTGGCAGTCCTTGCATACGCTGATAAGGTTGCGCTGCCGGTTGCCGTCTGCATCCGTGTACCAGATATCCAGCGCAAGCTTTGGCGCGCGGCGCACATGGTTGACATGGTGCACCAGCTCTGCTCGCCGGTAACGCCCGCGCTCTTTGCACAGCTGGCATTCGTGCTTGTCCATGTCCAGCACCTTGTGCGACAACCGCACCCACTGCGAGGAGCAGTAAAACGGATGCACATCACCCGATGCTATCAAAGAGCAGAGCCATTTGTAAAACTTATCGGTCATATATCTGTACTATCAAGTTGCTTACAAAATATAAGCAGCACTCCCAGTATACATTCAGTTTCTCGGGCAACGTAAACGGGTGGAGTGCTGCTGCATCCGGAACTTTCGCCGCCAGATGCCCGGCTATCTGCGCAGCCCCCTCACAGGGTACGCAAATGGCATTCCCGGCAGGGACTGAGCCTGCAGCCTCTGGTTTTGGAGACCAGCGCTCTACCAATTGAGCTACGGGAACACATCATGCCGCGTGCAGGAATCAAACCTGCAACGACCCGGTTATGAGCCGGATGCTCTGCCGGTTGAGCTAACGCAGCGTACGGTTGAGCTAACGCAGCGTAAAAGAATGCCCGCCTGCAATGCACGGTGCACATCATGCATAACAGGCGGGTAAAAATATTTTCGGATAAATTGTATCAGCAGCTTTTGTTAGTCTGCGCGGATAACAGGCCGCGCCCCTTGCATACAGCCGCGCCCTCCGATCTCTGCCCTCGGCTCACGCTTTGTGCGGCTCGCCTGAAAACCGATACTCCAGACGATGCGCACAAAATTACTTTTGAATGCTATTTGAAAAATTTCCCGGAACACAGGTGCAAGCACGCAGCCTTTTGCAATAGACCAAAACAGTTTGCCGAAAAGCTTAAGCATGAATTGCACTCCTTTCCAAGGTGTCCACAGTGGACACCCGCCGGGTTTGATTTTGTTTTGTGTGCGCCGCTGGATCTTGGAGCGGACGGCGCGGTGATCCATTGAGCACGGTGACAGTTTCCCCTCAAACAGCCGTGCTATGCTTCCCGCCGGGTCTCGTCATGAGGATGCAGGTCATTCACGTTTCCGTCAATGTCTGCATTATAATTTTAGCACATCAAAATGGGACATTCCGGACATTTCGACCTTTTTGTGACATTCCGACCATTTTGTGACACGGCTTTTGCGTAGCTACGCAGAAAAGTAGTACAATGTGAATTTTGTGTCAATCAGCAAAATCCGGTCATTTTGAGCACAAGGCACGCCATCGTGTACCCAAGAACGCCGCCCAGTACGACAGATGCCGGTGTGAACACCATGAGTATCTTCCGCACTGTCCACCCGCTTTTCCATGCCCACCGCACGGAAAGCATACACGCCGGAATGCTCAGGCAGGCCATAAGTACAGTGGCTGCAAGCCAGTAAAACAAAACCATAAGGTTTCCTCCATTTTTCAATCCAGTTCAGGAATAGGAAGATCTTCGGGCTTTACCCCTGCGTTTTTCATCCTTGCGCCACATTTACCACAGTAATTGTCAGCTATGCAATCAATGTGGTGACACTCTTTACACCGGAAGTGCTCACAGGAAAATCTGTAAGGGTTAAGCTCCCACTCGGATTCAGGCCGCAGGGTTTCCGGGTCTATGGTTGGAAGGTTTCCAAGGTCTGACAGTTCATCCTCGATGCTTTCGCAAAAAAGAATATCTGCACTTTTCCCCTTAGCCTCTTCTTCGGCAAGGTCTTTTTTCAAGCTATTTTCCAGCTCTCCGACATTGACTAACCGTACTGTCTTTTCTTTTTCATCCATTTTTATCCTCCTGTCCGGCTCGCTGGAATGCTTAGGCAAGCTATCAGTACAGTGGCTGCAAGCCAGTAAACCATAATCACAAATTAACCTCCTAATACGCAATCTGTTTAACAGTCACAGTTTTTTTTATTTCACTTCCCATCCGATAAGATCGCAGATGCAAAATCTTTTCTTTTCACACCAGTGAACGATAAACCGTTCTGGAAGGGACGATTTTGGAATAGCAGTAGTCGATTGAGCGTCGCAAGATCCGTCTATCATGTCTCTAATTGCCCAAGCAACAGACCTTGTAATGCTCGTCATTTCCTTGATTTCCGCTCCACAGCAGCGGCACTTGAAAACACCGGTCATTGTTTCATCCATTTGCGTGCCTTTTGTAGTAGTTCATATCGACGGCCTGCCCGCAACAACGGCAGTACGCAACAGGTTTGTTGTCATTGACGTACTGGTTAAGCGCGTTGCATTCCGGGCAGTTCCACGACCCGGAAGGAGCATTGTCTGTGTATGGCCATCGAATGCGGTTTTTCAAAAACATTGTTTCAATGTCTTTTCTGTTTTGCGAATAATACAAAACGTCTGTTGGTTCAACTTCGAATCTGACACATATTTTCCTGAATTTTTCATCCCATATCTCGATGCACAGTTCAGTCAGAATGCCCAGAAGGAAAATCATAATTCCGAAACCGCCAACATAGCAAAGCGTTGCGCCGATTACAAAAAAGACTTGGTTCATTACGTTCACCCCACATTCTTCTGGATCCACCGGTAAACCCTCCGGCGAATAGATTCTGCATCCACGTCAAAGCCCCGCTCGGTAAGCTCCACGGCAACGTCCTGCGGCTTTTTGCCCTCTACGCAGATCGCCGAGAGCATCGCCCGGAGCTCCGGGTCATCGCAGTCCTCCACCATGTGCACGCCGATGTTGTACAGCTTGTTCTGCATACGGTTGATGTCTTTCAGTCGCCGGATCTCTGCAGCGCGCTGGTTGTAGGAGGAATCTGCGGTCCCGGTCACTGTTACATGACCGAGAACGCAGCTGTTGCCCTCGCCGTGAGAAGCTTTTACCACATCCGAGGCAGCCTGCGGACCATCTGCCTGCAGGATCTCCAGCCGCTCAATGCGCTGCCGACGCTTGGCAATGTCATAGGGTATCGCATACAGACGGCGAAATTCGTGTGGCTTCATCCGGCAACCTCCCAAAATTTATTACAGCTCAAAGTAATTTGTCAGAATATCCGTAATGCCGGAGTAGAAACCTATCCAGCCGCAGGTGATGAAGCTGTTGTCCTGCAGAATGATGGCGTAGTCATCACAGGTCTGACCGGCGTCCTCTCTGGTGGTGTCTATCCGCTTCCACAGCGTTGCCCCGCCGGGCAGAGGCTGCTTGTAATACGCAAGCCGGAAACGCACATCTTCCCATTCCAGTTCCCATGCTGCATTTGCACCCAGCGTTTTCTCTGCCAGCTTGTGCAGCGTGTTATTTCCACGAATGCAGGTATTCGAGATTGCAGGACACTCTTCTTCTGCATTTCCCGTTTTTTCGGGTACGGCTGCAGCATTCCCCGGTTCCATCCCACGGTTTTGCTCCACCTGCGCTGTCTGGATATCCGCAGTTTTGTTTTCCACAGCAATGGCAGCATCCAAAGACGACTTTTTCCGATTCTGACTGTAAATCCCATTTTCCAGGCACGCCTTCACAAATCTTGCCCATGTAAACGTAAACTCTCCATTTTTGCCGCCCCAGAATCGTATTTTGCCGTAGCTATAATCAACAAACCCATCTTTTAAGCTTTGTCCGCAAAGGTCGCCTTTTGCATCCATGAGAGCCTTCGCTGTAAATTCTCGAGCCGATTTGACCCAATCTGATGCGCAAACCTCTTTTGCGCATTCAAGGACCCATGCTGGGTACGCAGTTTTCGGTACCGTTTCCGCAGGTTCTTCTTTCTGCTCCGGTTCTTCCGGTGCAGCACCCATAAAACGCGCATAATCCTGGGCGCTTCGGTATGCTTCCATCAAGCCGATCTCTCCGGCCTTCAAGCGCTCTTTGATGATCTCGTTTTCGCAGGATGCAATCACGTTCAGCCGAGCAGCAGCACCAGTGGACAAGCCCAGAATGCGGCAAACCTCGTCACGCACCTTGCCTTCCAGCTGTCCGGCTGCTTTTTTCTTGGTCAGTGCATCCTTCAGCGCCTCGTACTGCGCCAGACGCTCACCGTCTGTCAGGTCGCGGGCGGTGGCGTTCGCCGTGATGAGCGCAATGCGGTCGTCCAGTTTGCCGTGGCTTTCCCGGATCAGGCAGGGAAGAGTGTCAAACCGCGAATCTCCGCACGCCGACAAGATTCCACACGCCGCCCAACGCCGGTGCCCGCTGATCAGCATATAACGATCGGGCTCGCCCTCTACCGGGATGACCTCCAGCGGCTGCCGGAGGCCGTGCTGCTGGATATCGTCCTTTAGACCATCCATATTGCCGATGGTGTAGATCTCGTCATTGTCCGGGTTCGGGATGATGTTCCGGCTCGGAATCATGACCACCTGCATCTGCTGCCCCGCCGGGGTGGCCGTCTGGCTTTGGGCGTTCATCAGGCTGTTCAACAATCCAGTGCTCATTGTTTTTTTACCTCCTTCGGCGGCAGCGGCATCCAGCCCACCACGGTGCAGTCTATCTTGTTGTTATAAACGTCGTCCGGATTGAAGTGGCGGTATTCCCACCAGCCTTCCGGGATTCGGTAGTCGTCCCGTTCCTCGTCGTATGTTCCCCAATCAGGGAGATCCTCCCAATTCCATTCGCTGTCCTCGGAAAAAACATTGCCGTCCTCGTAGTGCGCCGTTGTAATGCCCAAATAGTCATCACGCCGGTACAAAACCAGCACTTCGGTTTCGACCTTCGGCAGGTCGGTTTCGGGATTTCGCCACTCAAAAAACGCTTCATGAATCAGATCAGATGGAACATCTTTCAGCAGCGAATCTGCAAGGCCTATCAGCATTTCGGCACACGCTTCTTCGATTGCGCCTTTTATAAAATCTTCTGCACAGCCAGACATCATGAGCTTTTCGGCGTCATCTTTGCGCTTCTGGCCGGTGCCTTTCCAACTTTCTGCAACTTTTTCTGCATCAATCAATCTCATTCATTCACCCTCCACGCATTTTTTGACCAGCTGCGCCAGCGCCTTATACTGGGCGCTGGTCTTGATGTTCCGGCAGACCTTGTGCACCGGCAAGTGCCGCGCCTTGGCTTCCTTGACCTTCACGCTGTAATCAATGCGCAGGATGCTGTTATCCGGGTTGCGGAAGGCGGGCAGGTCCATGTTGGCAATCTCATTGATGGTGTCCACACTGTACCTGCCACGGGTGTACTTGGTTGCCAGCACGCCCATCACTTCCAGCTGCGGGTTGTAAGCATCCCGGATGGCATCCACCTGCTCGCGAATCTCGTCCATGCCGTCCATCGCCCACTCGTCGCAGTCCACCGGGATGATCACCCAGTCGGCGGCAGCCAGCGCATTGACGGTAGCCATGTCGATGTCAGGCGGGCAGTCGATAATGCAGTAGTCATAGTCGTTGCGGACGGTGTCCAGCGCCTTGCGCAGCCTGTCCCACTGCGGCCGCAGCACATCCAGCATCACGTTTTTGTTGGCAAGCAGCATCTCCATGTTGCTGGGTGCCAGATCGACGTGCTCAAAATCCGTCTGCATGATCACATCCTGCATTTTGGCGTTCAGGGTGAGCACATCGCCCATGGTCTTGCGGCCATAAGCAAAGCGGTTAAAAAACTTGGTGGTGTTGCCCTGCTTGTCCAGATCCATCACCAGCACCCGCCGGGACCAGATCTCTGCCAGCAGGCAGGCAAGGTTGCAGGCGGTGACGGATTTCCCCACGCCGCCCTTCAGGTTGATGATCGCGATTTTTGCCATTGTTCTCATGACGATATCCCCATTCTCAAATTCTTGCGGCTTTTGCGGCCTGCTGCTGGATGCTGTCCCAGCTTTTGGCAAACCACGCAAGCCATGTTGTGCATTTCTTGTAATAATTCGGCGAGCACGCCTTACAGGGGCAGTTGCGGCAAGGGCTGCTCTTTGGGAGAGGGTAGAGCTCCTCGTTCCAGATCTCCTGCATCAGCGCCTGCCTCCTCCGCCGGCTGCGATGCTGTTGCCCTTTGCCTGATAGTAATGCTCCATGGTGGTGGGAGCGTTCAGCAGCACCGCCCGTATGTAGCCCCGGATATTGTGGACAGGCTTTGTGCTGTTGAGCAGAGCATCCAGAACGTACTCGATGTGCTGGCTGGTCAGCTTGTCCAGCCGCTTGCGGATGGACTGCGTGGTCTGCGGATACTGCCCGATAATCTGGATCGCGCCGGGGCAGCAGTACATATCCGCAATGTTGTCCAGCAGCTCCTCCAATTTCTCAGGCTCGTACCGGCGCTCCAGCGTGTCCAGCTCCAGCTGCTCCCGGAAGCGCTCCAACACATCCTCTCGTGCGGTATCCAATCCATCCATCGTATCCGTTCCGCGCTCCTCGCGCGGATAGATAGGTTTCCCTATAGGTTTCCCTATATATTTCCTGTCTACACTTTTTGTAGGGGTCTGGATACACTTTTTGTAGGGGTTCGGATACACTTTTTGTAGGGGTACATTTTTTGTAGGGGTACAATTTTTGTAGGGGTCTGCGCCATCCTCCGGCACCGTTTCCGGCACCGGGTTTCGGACTGCAACGTACTGGTTCACGAGGATGCCGCCCACCATGGTTTTGTGCTCCTTCAGCAGTCCCTTTGCCACAAGCTCCTTGACGATGTTCCGGGCGCCGTTTTCGCTCAGGCCTGTCCAGTCGGCAAGGTATCCATACCCGCCCTTATAGACGCTCTCACCGTCCTGAGAGAAGCCGTAGATGATGGCATACACTGTCAACTCGTTGCCCTTCAATCCAAGCTCTGTGCGCATCCAGCGCTGCAGGACAACATAACTGTCCTGTTTCGGTTTTGTTTTGCTTTTCACGCCTTACCCCCCCCCTAAAACGGCAGATCGTCGTCATCGTTTATCACGGCAAAATCATCCATGCTGCCCTGCGTGTAGGCGGGCTGTGGTGTATTCTGCGCGGCTTTTGCCTGCTGCACATGATTCTTTGTCTGCTGCTCATAGGAGGGCACGCTCTGACCATCCTGACGCTTTGAACCGGCAAAGCTGATATTATTCGCCACGACTTCCACAGCGGTTCGGCTGTTGCCGTTCTTGTCCTGATAATTCCGGGTCTGCAATCTGCCATCGATGGCGATCATGCTGCCCTTCTGGAAGTACCTGGACACGAAATCGGCCTGCTGCCGCCATGCCACGATATCAATAAAATCTGCCTGCCGCTCCTGACCCTGCTGCGCATAGCTGCGGTCGCACGCAATGCGGAAGCTGCACACGCTGTTCCCCTGCGTGGTGGTGCGCAGCTCCGGGTCCGCCACAAGGCGGCCCATGATTGCGACTATATTAAGCATCTTAAGTAATCCTTTCCGACCACCGCCATCCACTGGCGGTGACCATACACATCCTCAAAACTGCGCTGTGCCTGCTTTTTCAGGTACAGGCGCAGCTTGTGGTCAAAGTGGGCGCTGTAGCCCGGCTCGTTGTGGTGCCGGTGGCAGAGATAGACTTTCAGGCCGTACTGCTCCGCCACCGGGCGCAGCGGACCGTTGAGCACATGATGCTCCTCTAAGTCCTTAACAGTCTCAACGCCGTACTTCATCCGGCAGACATAACACTCCCGCCGGGTCTGCATAATGGATTCAGACAAGGAAATCACGCCCTTCCAAGATCCGCTTGTAGGTCTCTGCGTAGGGGTAAATCTTCACGCACTCAAACGTCACGTTTTCAGCATCTGCAAGTTTGACTACCTCTTCGCCGTTTTCAATGCATTGCCTGACGGCCTTCATGTACTCCACAAGGCCGCGTGCGGTGTTCGCGCAGACGCCCTGCGCCATCAGCAGCTTCTTAAACCGTTTCTGTGTCATTTCCTTGGCACCTCCTGCCACTCTTGCCAGTAGGCGGTAACATTGGGGTCGTTGACGCCCATTTCCGCCAGCCGGTCAAATATTCCGTCGATCAGTTGCCCCATCTGCTCCGTGGTAAAGGTGCTGGAACCCTGACTGCACTTCACCGTGCAGCGGTTGCCGTTCAGCAGCTCCACAACGTGCACCAGCCGGTAAGACTTGCGCAAGATGGGCACAGCACCCACCGGTACCTCCAAGTAGTCGAACGCCGCACCGTACTGCTCCAGCATCTCGGTATAGCAGTCCTCCGGGGTCACACCGCCGGTGCGCCCGCCGTTGTAGTGGTCCGCCATGATGGTAAGCAGTGCCCACATCATGCGGTTCTGGGGCAGGGTACGGCTTTTGCGTTCAAGGTCTACCGACAAAATCAGATGCAGCGGCTTGCCGTGTGCCAGCTCGTCCAGCTTCTGCCGGATCTGTGTTTCCACAAACTCCGCAGAGTTTTCCACGACCACCCGCCGGGCAACCGGGTCATATACCACCGGCAGCTTACCGATCACGCCTCTGGCCATAAGATTTTCTTACCCTCGCCGGTGATAAACTGCACCATGGTGATGCTGCCCGCATCATCGTAGGCGAAGCGGTCGACCTTCAGGCTGGTCTGCAGCCGACAAACCCCTTTGTCATCCTTGACGATGGGCACCTGCGTGCTCTTGAGCACAATGTCGTCCAGCTCCATCACGTCCCTGCCGACACCCCAGAAGGAGGCGGCGGACACAAAGCTGGTGACCTCCCGCATCAGAGCCGGGTCACGGCAGGGGAGAGAAAGCCCGCCCGCGTCCTTGTAGACGAACTCCCGCTCCTGCGGGCTGTATACGCCCACCTGACACCACAGCCGCCCATCGGCAAAATAGCGCCGCATGGTCCAGCCGGCAGCGCCAAAGGTTTTGTCCATCATATCGCGCACGGCATTGGCACCGGGAAGCAGTTTCAGCTTGATTGCATCCTCGCTGATGGCCTTAATCAGCACTGAGACCGCCTGCGGGACTGTCTGCGGGGCTTTTGGCACTTCAACGGGGAACTTGACGTCCGGGGCACAAACAGCCGCAGAAGCGCTCTTCTGCGGCCTGCCGCGCCCGGAAGCTTTTGGCGTTGCCAACCTTACCACCTCCATCAGTAGGGGCTGGAGGTGGCGATCTGCGCCGCCTCGCCCAGTGAATACTTGTCGATCATAACGCGCATCTCCGCAACCACCTGCTGGATGGTATCCGGCGGCAGCTCTGCCATGCGCATAGCGGCGATGGCGTAGCCGGTTGCGGTCTCCTCGTAGGTAGGGGATTTAGGCATCGGGTTCATCAGCGTTTGCAACCGCATCCAGATCCTCCTCTGCTTCCAGTGCTGCGTCATTGTACGGGCATCCGCGCACCTGGCTTTCCAGAATGTTGCGGCAGAAGGTGCACGCATCCCGCGCGTCCTGCACGCTGAGCGGCTCTGCAAAGTCCCGCATCACCTTCATCATGGCTTCGCCGGCCTTCTTGGCCTGTGCGCTGTACTGGCGGCGGAAATGCCCGCCTTTACGTTCGTAGCTCATAATACATACCTCCAAATTTATTCTGCGCATTGCGCTGGCAGCGGCTTTTGTTTATCCACCTGCCGCCATTGGTGTAATGCGGAAGCTCAGCTCTGAAGCCCTTCCTGCATCGCCGTTTCCAGAAGATGCCGGAGATCTTCCAGAACGTTCGCGTAGATCTTTTTCTCCCGGTCGGAGATGCGTTCATCTTCCAGCCGGCACTGATACTTGCCTATCAGATAGCAGATCCGCTCACGGGTACGCATTCCATTTTTGCTTGCCATTTTGCGCCACCTCCAAAAGGGCTTAATGCTCTTCCAGCCCCTCCAGCTCAGATATCACGTCGAGGATTCTCTGGATCTGTGCGGCAGACCTGCGGTCATCCAGTGCCATGTACTCTGCGTTTTCCCGCTGGTAGTCCTCGCTTGCGTCCAGATAGTGCTCAAAGGCGTTTATGCTGTCGTTGCAAATGCTCATGGCAGCCAGTATCAGATACCGGATTGCGGTGGAGATCTCGCGGGTCGGTGCGCCGCGATCCACGCTGTCTTTCACCGCCTGATCCGCCTTTTCCGGGTCAATCAGCCTGCCCGCCGGGGCAAAATTGCGATCAGCACCTTTTGGCGGGTCAGGCATTAAAGTAAAATCCGGTGAGCCATCAGCGTTCACAGTGCAAACAAACGGTGTTCCAAGTTCTTCCATAACGATCCCTCCTCAGTAAGTACCAAATTCCTGATCCAGCAGGGTATCCAGTCGGATGGTGTTGCCGCGGCCGGAGCCTTCCTGCCCGGCCATGTTAGACCAGCCTTCCGGGTAGCGCTTGCGCACATACCGCGCCGGGATGCCCATACATACGCTGACCTGTTCCAAAGTCAGCCGGATGCAGCCATATCGGCCAAATATAGCAGCGTAGCTCTCATGCCACGCTGCGGGTCTATTAGATTTCGCCACGCTCTTTCAACTCCTTCTGTCTGCGCTGCCATTCCTTGAATTTGCCGTAGCTCATGCCCTTGGCTGCGGCAGCAGCATTATCATCCACGATCAGGTCGTGGTTGGTTTTTGGCTTTTCTTTGGGTCTTACAATGCCGGGCAGTGTGTCGGTGTCCACGCTGGACTTCCCGTATCTGCGCTTTTTGCAGGCATCACAAAACATTTTGCCGGGGTCCACGCCGTACATCATCGTGCCGCACTCTTTGCAGGGCTTGTCTACCTTGCGGTGTCTGCCGCGAGAAAGCTTCTCCTTCAGTGCAGGCTTTGGCGGCGTGTTTTTTTCTGCCTTCAGTCTAGCAGCTCGTGACTTGGAATACTTCCGAGCAGTTTCCAAATGAACCTTTTGCGCACATAAAAAACAATATCTTTGATTCGGCGCAGCGCCCTCTGGAAGCTGTTCACCGCACACGATGCAGTTATGCGGCCTTCTGTCGCGTGATGTATGCCGCCGATGATACTCTCGATCCTGAGCAATGGACACCTCTTTCCGGCAAGAGGGGCAATATTTTGTGTTGGGATGAACTTTTGGATTTAGCAGCTTTCCGCACATTTCGCAAGTCTTTGCGCCTCTCATTGTATCGCTCCTTACACAACATACTTCTGGTGAGCCGCTTTCAAATCATCTTCTCGCAAGTCCAGATAGATCTGCGTAGTAGAGATGCTTTCGTGCCCAAGCATAAGTGACACATATTCGATTGGCATTCCATGCCGCAGCGCTTGTGTTGCGCACGTTCTGCGAAAACGATGTGTATGTACGCCATCGACACCGGCCTTTTTCCCCAGTCTCCGAAGAAGTGCATCGATGCTGTTTGTGTTAAGAGGCTCATTTTCCACTATGTTTTCAGGATTTTGAAACCACAAACACTTTTCCGCCAAACTAACATTTTTTTTGACTAGATATTTTGGCTGAACGCATCCCGGGAAAAGATACGGGTTTGCATCTTTTCGTTCAGATAAATACTGCCGTAATGCAACAACAGCTTTTGCGTTAAGATACACAGTGCGAGCTTTCTCACCTTTGCCAATGATCTCCACCTTGTCCTCGTCAAGATCTTGGATTTTGATGGATGCCAATTCCGTGACACGGCACCCTGTCGATAAGAGCATCTCCACAATTGCGCGCTGCATGCTGGACGCACACTGCTGACGAATCATTTCGATTTCCATATCAGTCAAAGCTTTTTCCTTTTTGGCACGGAACTTCATTGGTTCGACTTTGCTGATAGGATTTGTACGGATGAGCTCCTCCCGATAAATCCAATTAAAAAAAGAGCTTAAGCAATGCCAGATATTGTTGCAGCGCCTTTTTGACGCTCCAGAAGCCAGCTTTTTCGCCATCAAAAGCTCAATGTCCTGCGATGTGATCGTATCGACGTCCTTGCCGATAATCCGCAGCGCCGAACGGTTCTCAATTTCATAAAGTTCCAGCGTGCGCGGAGTGCAGCCCTTTACAGCCTTTGCCATCAAAAACCGCCGCAAATACGCTTCGTTTTTACCTTCGGTGTACACGATCAAAGATTCTTGCTTCGGCTCAATACAATAGTCGTTCAGAACGGCGTTGATTTTTGCTTTCGTCCACTCTAAATCCAGACCCTTATGATCCTGCTTCAGGATTATCATCATGATACGATCCTGTAATCGTTCAGCTAATGCACCGTTTTCCATAGCAACCGTTCTGCCTCCTTTACCTCTGCAATTTTTCTTCTGGAAAGCCACAAATCCGATGAGAAAAAAGGTGTGTACCAGATGCGGTTCTGCGATCCAATAGGCAGAAGCCCTCTCTCATCTGCCGAAAGCACCGGAGACGCAAGCGTGTCACCGATAACTACATACCCGGCGCACCCCATCAGACTCAGCTGAATGTAGCAAGTCAGACCAACGATGTAGTCGAGATCCTGTGCCACGAACAAAACTCTGTCTTGATAGCAGATCTCGTGCTGTCTGCAAGCATTGGCGAACGCGATTAAGTTCGCGCCTGCACCGCACGATGGTTCGTTAACAGTAACAAAACCGTCTTTTTCCTCTGACATCTTCGCGTCAAAACTCAACTCTGACATCATGCGACTGATATTATAGGGAGTAAAAAACTGTCCGGTGTGGCCGCTTGCCAGTTCGCAAAGCATGTACTGCTCTCCCAAAAAATCCTGATCCGGGTTTTCGTCCATGCTTGCTATAACGGCTGCCAGCATCTTGGCTATCTTTTCGCGCTCTGCCTTGGTGTACTTGGAAACGATGCCGTTGTAGACTTTTTTACGCTCTGGGGAATTAACCTTATCGGTTACATAGGATATTTCAATCGCAGTGATCTGGATGAAATCCTGCCAAACCTCCCAGCGGCTACGCATTCCGCACAACCCATTAAAAACTTCTGTGAAGGTTTTAGAGTGCACATCTCCCATCAGCCATTCCTCCGTGCCCTCTCATAGATCCGCTTCCGCGCCGCCCTTCTCCGGGCGTTCTCGGCGCGCATGTACTCGTCCCAGCGGCACAGCAGGTAAGGGGCGAGCACCAGCACCGGCGCGATGATCATCACCATCAGCCACATCTCGGTGCAGGCTGCATGGTAGGGGTCGCGTCCCAGGGCAACCATCAGATCAGCCAAAATAAATGAACAACTTCTCATACCATCAAACCTCCTATGCGCCACGAAAGCACCATAATTAAGCCAAAATACGCCAGCCAGACCCCCAGCATTTTTCGGGGCGGCCTTGTGGCGCAGATAAACAAAAACGCCATCAGGCAGCAGCCTGCCATAAAGCACATCAGATAAACCAGCATCCGCGTCACCTCATTCCCAAAGCGGTCTCGATCAGTTCTTTGGGCGTTTCGTTGGGGTAGTGCCCGGACATGTACTTGTCCACAACGCCTTTCGATAAGCCCGCGTGCAAGGCCAGTTCACGGTTGCCCCAGCCAAGCATCATTTTGCGCTTGGCTACTTCGGCTTTCCATTCAATGGTCGGCAAGTTTTCCACCTCCATGGTTGAAAATCATTTCAAAATATCGCTATAAAAACATTGCCAAGCCATACAAGATGGTGTAAAATGATGTTGCGGATACATTTTACTCTTGGCAATATTTTTGGGTTTAGGGCAGAAAGCAGATCGGAAGGTACGCGCGACCCTCTGCTTCTTGCACCCGGTGCCCGCGCATAGGCACCTGATCAACAGGACGGTATAAGAAAATTCCCCGCTTAGCTGTGAAGGTTCACCGCTGCGTGGCAGCCCTGTGAAGTACCGGCAGCGATCGGAGAGTATGGGGACTTCTTCAACCGCTCGGTATGTTTGTATTATAACTCGCAAATCTCGCAAACTCAATATGAAATGCGAGATTTGCGAAAAAATAGCAAAACGCACAAAGAAGGAGATGAGGAAATGGGCAACATTTCTGAAAATTGTAAATGCCCAAAACTTTTTGAAGAACTTGACCGACAAGGCATGAAGCAAAATGAGTTTGCGAAAAGAATAGGTGCATCCACTGGAAACGTAAGCGATTGGGCTTCAGGTAAATCTTCGCCAACACGCAGACGGTGGATGACAATAGCGGAAGTCTTAGGAAAGCCCGTTGAAGAGCTTATGGGCACAAAAAAAGAGCCCGCCGGGATGGGCGGGCTCAAATGGGAATGGGCTGATGTAGAAGCAGCCTATAAAAATGCAACGCCGGAAGCGCGCGCAGCCGCAAAAGCCGCAGCACTGGCCGTGCTGGAAAACGGAAAAGCAAAGGAAGAGTGACCACAATGGATTTTGAGCAGCTGGTGCTATCCACCGAGGACCTGAACGCGCTGCGTGTGATAGCACAAAGACCGGTGGATTGTACCCCCGAATGGACAGAAAGAGTAAAAACGCTATGCGACAAAAAGCTTGTCGAGCAAAAAGTTTCGCCGGCCAAAATGCAAATACGCGGCTATGTGTATCAAATCACCAAAGACGGTGAACTTTATCTACGCTATATCAATCGCCGAGAAAATGAAAAAAACTTTGAAAACAATATGTCAACGCTTTCGCTGAACGAGACGCGGTTTGCCAACAAGCTGTCAGTTCTTGCCCTGATCGTCTCGGCTATCGCTCTGCTCGTCTCCATCTTCCGGTAACGGCATGACAACGCTGGTAAAGACCCGATGGCAAAAAGACATTTCTAACAGGCAATGCAAAGCATCAGGCAGATACATGGCAGTCTGGTATGGGATTTTCCGTTCTGCCATGATTTGCATGATTTCTTTTGCAAAGTCAAACGTTTCTTGAGGAATCGGTTTATCTTTATCCAGCGCTAAGCTGTGGTTGTAGAATCCCCCAGTAAGCGAGCAGGTAGGAAGTATGGGGAATTCTTCCGAGAATTTGCTTGTGTCTTTCTCGCAAACATTTTTCTTGCGGGGAGTTCCAAACATATAAGGTCTCCTTTCTAGTGTAAAAAACCGTTTCAGGACGCCTGTGCAGCATCTTCGGTTTTGGAATGCTCCAGCAAAACGCCCATTACAATGCCCCAAAGCGCGGGGTGCTCTTTCAGGTAAGCAAGAAATTCAGCGTCAGGCATAAGAAACACTCCTTTTTGTTGTATTTGACAATTCTATATTACAACTGTCATCGTTGAAAATCAAGAGGAAAGAGGGATTTCGAATGAAAATTGCGGAAAAATGCAAAGTTGTTGTGGCAGGCGCAATTGTGGCTGCGCTGATGGCAGGTACAGCGTTGCCCGCGCTGGCCGCCAGCCCCGCCGGGGACGTTCCCTTTGCGGTGCTTGCGCAGCAGAATGACGTAAACGCCGACAAGGTGCAGGCAATCAAAGACGCACTGGCTAACATTGATGTATCATACGAGGATGGCATCTGGCTTTTTGAATCCGCTTACGAAGATTACGAAACAGGCAATAACAAAAGCTACATGATGCCGTATGTGTATTCAAACGGTGAAACTGTCCGGTTTGGTATGAGCTTCACATCTCAGGATACCGAGGGCTATTTTTACTGGAACGATGTAGATGTTCTGATTGGCGAATACAATAATCATACCAGTCAGACGAACTACAAGTTTAAAAAAGTTTCGCGCCAGTACTATCCAGATGACCAGATTTTTTATGAAAATGTATCCTTTGGCGGGAACGACGAGGATATGGACTGCCTGAACCGCGTTCTGAGCGCCGACACTGCATATCTGCGTTTCAATGGTGCAAAGGTCAACGGAACGCAAAGAACGCAGACCACGATTATTGATAACGAAAGCCGACAAGGCATGACAGATATCATCAACTTGTATAATCTGCTGCAAAGCGCCACTGTTGAAGAGCGTGTAACGGCCGCAAAAGCTGTCATGTCGGAAAACGCACCAACAGAAAACGATTTTATTGATGATCAGAACGATGTTGTAACTCCGGAGCAAGTAGAAGGACTGATCAGCCAGATTGCACCGGTCACATTGGAGAGTGAGACTGCAATCAATAACGCACAGGCGGCTTTCAATTCCATGCCGACAGAATGGCAGTCGATGGTTTCTAACTACGACAAGCTGAAATTGTATCAGGAAGAACTGGAAGATCTTCAGGTGGATGCACTTGCCGAGAAGTTAAACAATACGGTTTACCGCGAACATGATGACGTGGAAAACGTGGACTTTTTCTTTTGGAAGGATGCCCCGTTGACAAATCAGGCTATTTTTGCATTGCCGTATTTCTGCGTAGTCGATAACAACGTTCAACCGCTTCGTATGATGTATAGCCAATTTAGAACAAGCTGGATTTTTTGGGACACAATCGTTTATTCAATCGATGGAGAAGTTTATAGAAAAACTATTGACAGTTCCAAAATCGAAAGAAGAACGGTTACTCAGGTCTTAAGTGGCAATGTTAACACATGGGAATTGGCTGACGACGTTGCGGATCCGGTCGAAATTGAAATGCTAAGAAAAGCAGTGACCGCAAAAAATGCAGTTGTCAGATTTAAAGGCGACAGTATGCAGTCGGATTGGAAGTTAAGCTCTTTTTCGAACAGAGATATAAAAAATATTTCAGGAACGTTGCAAGCGTATGATGCAATGCTGAATGCTTCTCCGTCTGTGCGTGCAAGAGCGCTTGAAAAAGTAGAAGCGCATAAGCAGGGAAGTAAATTTTTGAATCTCTCGTATTGATTGCCGGTATCGTTTTGGCGTGGAACGGATATATGAAAAGCTTAATAAAAAATAAAGGTGTCCACAGTGGACACCTTAAATGCCCGGCCGACAAAGATTAACGGCTCAGTTAATGCTCCTGATCACACGGGCAGGGGGACACTTCCGGCACTGCAACGATGCGCCCATTGATATTGCGATACCGTGCACCGGGGTCGTGGCCGGCGTTGTGATCCTTAACGGCAGCTTTTAGGATCTGCAAGGCTGCATTATAGGCAGACCCATCAGACCCGGCTTTCGAGAGATGATAGACAAGCTTGCGCACGTCGTTCTGTGCGTAGGCGTAGAGCATAGCTTCCTTGGTTTTTGTGTTGGTCATAACTTAGCCCTCCCACGGCTTGCGGCTTCTATCAGCGCTCTGCGGTTTGGATGCCGGCATACCGTCAATGATTACCATATCTTCCGGGATTTCGTTCAGAACCTTGATGTTATCCATTATTTTTTCACTCCTTCTGGATTTTTTTGACAATTATGTTATAACACGGAAAAAGGAACAGATTCGACATCAAATTTTGGAAGTTTATGGTAAACCAAAAAAGACGGGAAATCAGTCGAATTTTGTGAAATTGTCGAAAAAAAGGGGATGTTTGGGAATGGATGATTGGGTTTTGCGTGTTGCGGAAACATTGGAAAAAGCAAGGGCAGAGGCTGGAATCAGCCAAGCCACACTTGCGAAACGAATGGGCGTAAGCCGACAAAGCATAATCAAGTGGGAGCAGGGAATCAACGCGATCTCCTTTCCCATGATGATGCAGTGGTTCGTGGGCTGCGGGGTTTCACTGGAACGGTATCTGGATTCCTGCATCCACCCGGGGCTGATGGAACGGCTGGAAGATGACCCCACCGACAAAGAAAAACGTCGAATGCTGCACGAGGCCATCGAAGAATGCAGCGCATACGAGGTAGACACGCTCTTGTACATCCGCTACGGCGCGCACGGGTCGGACCATCTGAGCGTGCTTACCGAAATGGTGGCCAACCTGCACACGCCGCTGCGGGATAGGGTGGCCGTGGTCAATACGATCCTGAGCCACTACGAAATTACCATGGCGACAAAAACGGATGTAGACCCCGAAGGGCTGCAGCCGAACATTGAAATGCTGTGTCAGGCGCGCGACTGCGGAATGGCGGCAGCAAAAAATACGGAAGATGTCTACTCCATAAACAAGGAGGCGATAGAGAATGCCAAGAAAAAAGACGAAACGCGCTGACGGCCGGTATGAGATCAAGCGCAAAATGCCGGACGGAAAATATAAGCACTTCTTGGGCGTTACGGTTGCCGAAGCAACTGCAAAGTATGAAGAAGCCTACCGGCAAGAAACGCTGGAAGAAAGCAAAAATAACGGCGGCGCCACCTTCCGAGAAATGGCAATAGCGTACAAAGATTACATTACAGGCTCGACAAAGCCGGTAAAACGTGGTACAATTAACGCCTACGTTAAGAATATCCCTCCGCTTCTGGAATGCTTTGGCGACACGCCGATGGCCGACATCGACACGCAGGCAGTCTGCGGATACATGGAGCGCATGAAGATGGAAGGCAAAGCCTTGCATACCATCACCAATGCGAAAAGCGTGCTATCCTGTATCTTTACCTTCTGGTGCGCCAACTATCACGGTACCAGCAATCCGGTTCTTCTGGCAAAACCACCCGCCGGGATGAAAAAGGGCAAGCGTCTCGAGCCGACAAAAGCGCAGCGGGATATCATTGACGCGCATCCAGAGGGGTGCGGTTTCTGGGCGCAGCTATTCGAGTACACCGGCCTTCGTCTCGGCGAGGCGAACGGGCTGCAATGGAAAGACGTGGACTTTGAGCAGAATGTAATCCATGTGCGTTCCGCAATGCCGTGGGACCGTAACCACGCCTATGAGGAAACGCCAAAGTCAGAGAAGGGATACAGAGATGTGCCCATCCTGACGGCCTTTCGCCCGATGCTGTTGGAGCAAAAAGCCGGTCACGCAGACACGGACTATGTAATGTCTGGTGAAGCAAAGCCGCTGTCTCAGTCGCAGTATGAGTGGCGCTGGGCGATCTACTGTCGGGATCTCGGCCTGAGTGAGAAACAGGAGAAGCGCGCTAGGATAAAGGACAAGCCGGGCGAGTACAGGGTGTACTACAAGTGGAAAGCGCTTGTAACGGCGCACCAGTTCCGGCATTTTTACGCGACAAACCTTTTTTACGCCGGTATCCCGGACATGGTGGCCCAGAAACTTATGGGTCACGCAGACATTTCAACGACCCGAAAGATATACCAGCAGCTGCGCGATGAAGAGGACAAGCAGTACATCGCAAAGCTGGATGCGTATGTCCAAAGCAAAAAGTAGGTCTGCAAAAAGTCTGCAAAGCTAAGAAAAAACACGACTTGACGCGATATAAAGGGGGTTCGAGTCCCCTCCCTCGCACCAAATAAAAATCCGCATGAATGCTGGAAAATCCAGTGATCATGCGGATTTTTTTGTATTTGCAGTGGTTCGGATACTATCGAATACTAACCGATATTTGCACTTACTTGCTATCCGAAAGTCTGCAAAAAGTCTGCAGACTTTATCTGTGTTCTACAATGCGTTCCCAGTACTCGACCAGCTTGCCGTCCACAGCGTCCTTGTCCTGCAAGAACGCTGCAGCCATATCTGCGTAAAAGTTGGTGTTGTCCACGCTGTACATTTTTGCGACTTTGCCGTAGTCGCTGTACATCATGTTCATGGTGGCCCAGAAGTCATTTTTGTCGCAGGTTATGCCGCGCTGTTTGGCAACGTCCTGCGTCTGTTCCAGCGTCCAGTGGGAGCCGGTGGTGCCGTCGGCGTTTTGCATTTTGGACGTCCAGCGCTTCGCGTCCTCTAGGGTGAGGTGCGCCGGATGAGCGGCGTGCTCAACGTGGGCGGCTTCGTGCTTGTCTGCCTTGTGGTGCTCTTCAGTGTGGGCAGACATTGCGTCGAGGCCGCAGATGCTCTCGATGAGCTTGTGGGTGTCGTCGAGATCACAGCGGCAGAACGTCCCCCGCTCCTCGATATCATGAAGCTCCTTGCACATGCGTGCACGCAGATTATCGTAACACATGGCAGTTACCTCCTCACAGCTTGGTGACGGTCACGGCCAGATTGGTGACCGTAGATTCAGCGCCGCCCAGCGCAAAGGACAGGATGGAACTGCCGCAGCCGACATTGCGGACGATAAAATCCAGCGACAGATTTTCCGATTCGGCTGCTACGGTCGTAGTGGCGGCCGCAGTGGCACCAATCACAGCGACGCCATCCTTTTGGCCGGTAACGGAGACCGTACCGGCGGCGGTAGGTGCGACGGTGGCCGAGGCGTTGACCAGATAGTAGCCGGGCCCGGTTAGCGTAATGGTGTTTCCGTCCTGCCGGACGCACTGGCCGAAACGGCGCACCGTGGTTCCCACGGGGATGATGTTGCCAACCGCGAGCGCGGTGGACGTGGTATTGGCGGTATAGATAGCAGACCTAGACATAGTCATATCCTCCTTAAAAAATAAGCGGGGCAGCTTTTGCCGCCCCGCGTGTCCTCGCCGATAGGGCGTCAGATGTTAGATGTTGCCACAGCCATTGCAGCCGCAGAAGGGCGACGGCCCTGCGTTGTAGGTGTACCCGTTGGGATACCGCACAACGTTGGTCATCTGGCTCTGGAGTTCCAACTGGTTGATGCGCTGGGCCTGTGCCGCGATGGTCTGCTCAAGCTGGTTCTTCTGGAGCTCGGCAAACTTCGCGTCGATGTTGGAGTTGATCGCGCAGGTCTGCTTGTCCATCTGAGCGGACAGATTGGCCGTTGCCAGACGGTTGTCGCAGCAGCACTGTGCGAGCTGGCTCTGGATGTTGTTACCGGTCTGGAGGATGGTGGTGTTGGTACCAGCCTGTGCCAGAGCAACTTCCTTGCCGAGCTGGCCGATGTTGCCCTGCATCTCATAGCCGAGATTGCAGATGCCGTTGCCGATGTTGGTCAGGCGGTCGTTGAGCTGGCCGAACTGCTGGCCATAGAGGATTTCCTGCTGGCTTGCCGCAGTGGCATACTGACCGTACTCGCCCTGACGGTTGCCCCACAGGCCACCGCCGCCCATCATGGCAAAGAAAAGAAACAGGATGGCGAGGAAGAAAATGCCGCCACCGGAGCCAATGCCGAAGCCGTTGTCGTCATTGTTGCGGGTCGCAGCGGCGATGTCTGCCAAAGAATAGTTATCCATGGTTATTGTCCTTTCGTTGATAGAGCTGAATATTTCAAATCGTGCGCACGATTTTTCGATTATTTAAGGTAAGGCTTGATGTACGGCAAGAGCTGCTTCACAACTGTTTCGAGCTGCCTATACTGCTCTTTCGTCATTTGCCCGGATTTCAAGAGTTCCTGCACCTTTTTCTGCGGGTCACCCTGAAATTTAGAGCAGAATTCCGTGAACTGCTGCAAAATCTGCATCATGTTGCCCAGAGGGCCGGGAAAGCCGGACGGCGCACCGCCGCCCATGAACTGCATCAACGGGTTGCTCATCGTTATGCCTCCTTAGTCCGGGTGGATTTTGCGGCAGAGGCGGGCTGTAACTGGCTCATCGCCTGAGAGATCGCGGCGTTGATCCGCTCTTCCATCTGCTGCTCGGTCACATAGTTGCAGCCCGGTGCCGGTGTCTGCATAACTGCTGGGTCGAACTTTGACAGCCGGTAGTACTCCGTGGTCGCGTAGCCCATCGCATTGGCCGTTTTGACCGCGATGACCGCATCGTTTTGCACCATGATCCATCGGGTCTCCCCTGCTTGAGCAACCACCTTGTCTACATCCGCGATGGTCGGCACCATCAGAAACGGGTTTTGCGCCACCTGCGGCTGCTGCATCTGGCCGTATCCGTTGTACGGCTGGCGGTTGTACTGATTCGGCTGTGACCAACTGTCATACATGCCCATATCGCAATCCTCCCTTGCTTTTGTGGCCTAAGTGTACCGCATCGGCAAAAACCGAAAGACAACGAACGCACAACGAAGGACAAAAAAAGAAAAGCGCCCACACGGCACAGGGTCGTATGAGCGCTCAAACATTTGCACGCAACGCGTATAAAATTTTCAAAAAGTCTTGACAATTACACGCAATGCGTGTATAATAAAGACAGTGAAAGGCCCCGCACAAACACATGGAGACATGGAGATAACAATTATGAAAAAGCTCACTGCTGACGAGTTTGCAACCAAGGTTATGGCCACCGGTACCGAAATTGAGTACGACAACGGCGTTTGGATGATCTACGCGCACCTCACCGATGATGGCGACGTCAAGACCTCTCATCTGGACGCTCGCGACCTGATGGTCACTACCAGCATCGAACTCTCCGATGAAGAGGGCGAGGCACTCATGAACGGCAATCTGGACGACGTTGAGAGACAGGCCGTCGTGGAAGACCTTTACCCGAAGTATCTTGAAGCTCTGGAAGATATGGAGTAAAAAAGTCCCCAGCCGATGCGCGAACATCGACTGAGGAAATCTAAGAAGGAGAAAAGCAATGTACACAGCTGAACTTTTTAATATGGCAACCGACCCGAAAACATCCCGGGCAGCATTCCTCAGCAATGTCACTCTCAGCATCCCGGACGATGCCGACGGGTGCGTGGATCTGGATACCGAGAAGGCAAGATTGTCCACCATCTGGGACGTGGCGCATCTGTCTATGCGAGAGCTGGTAGCCCGCACTGGTCTGTCGCAGACCGCTTTTGCAAAGCAGGTGGGCGTCCCACTGCGCACTGTGCAGGACTGGTGCGGTGAAAAGCGTGCGTGCCCCACATACGTCCGCTTTTTGCTGGCGGAGCATTATAATCTGCTATAACCTTAACCAGATGAAATCCGTGGGCTGTGGTATAATAAGGGAAGAAAACCCTTAAAGAAAGGAGAATTTGTCATGGATGCTTATATGGTTAGTTTTTGGGGTTGTGAGCGCAACCCAGCAGCAGACCCTAACACCGCCAACAATGGCGGCGGATATTCCCAGCCGTCTGGCGGGATCTTAGTTAGTCTTGAAAACGGTGACTTTTTGACAGTCACCGTGGATGACTTGAGTTGCGGTGATTTTGGCACCCGCGTTTTCTGGGATGTAACCAGCACCGATGGCCGCAACTGGGGCGGCTGTTACGGTAGCATGGACGATGCTGCCATTGATTGGGAGTGGAGCGAGAACAGTCTTGATTCCATTTCCGGAGTATATGGCATTGATGCACGAGCAATGCTGCACGATGCGGTTTTGGCTGTGCATATTGCCGCATAAAGAAACCCCCGATGCTCCAAACGGAACACCGGGGGTTTTGTGTTGCCAAAACGGCTAAGCCTAAAATCAAGAGCGGAACCGCCCACAGGCAATACCGCTCTCTACAAAGGCCGTAGCCTTTCAATCTGGGTCTCCTAAGTGCATAGGGATATAAAACGGAATAAACCGTTTCCAGCTATGGCAGTGTCTAGGCCAACGCCGAACGAAGTACCAATCGCCAAACAGGTGAAAAGTGGTGTAGTATTTTGCGATTCTTGCCACTCGTTCTTCTTTTGTATTGCACATAAGCATCACCATATAAAATCGTCTCCCGCATGGTACGCGCTGTAAGTAGGCGGTCGGGAGACTGTATCATCTTAAAAGACCCGCCATGATACGCATCGTTGAGAGGCTTGGCGGGTTCAGATATCCACCCTAATGCGCTTCTTCGAGAGGCCGGGAAGATTTGTTGAGATTATTATACCACAATTCGTGCAAAAAGAAAAGCGGCAGACCCGAAAACCTGCCGCTTCAATGCGTTTCGTGAGAAATCGCACCCAATTGAGATTATCGTATCACACATCCAGCATTTTATCAATGCTTTTTAGCCGGTAGCCTACCGCCGTCCGGCTGTAATGTGTCTGCGCTGCAATGTCCGGCAGCGGGAGCCGCTCAACGTACCGCAGTAAGGCTATCTTACGGTCTACCCTCCCAAGCGGCGCGCTTTTAATGGCGGCTATCATCCTCTGTCGGTCAAGTCCTTGCAGCGCAGCGGGCAGCACCACACGAGCCGCCGCCACGGGCAGCACCGAGCCAGAAGGGCTGCGGAAGCTGTCCGGCGTTGCGCACCATTACAGGGACGTTACCGAGATGGTCGATTTTGCCGCATCTCTTGATTTCACAAAATCGTTTCTGCTCGTATGTAGTGCTTGCCATGATATCCTCCTTACTGCTTTTGCAAGGCCGCCTTCATGCGGTTAAAGAAAAACTGAATTACCTTGCTCATGGTCTCTTCGGTGATAGCCCAGCTGACCAGCTTGCCCCACCGGCTGTTGTCCAGATAGTGGCGCAGCATTTTGACACACCACGCCTTGCGCTCTGCGCCGCGCTTGGTGCCCTGAATCTCACGCTCTGCTTGGTCGATAAGGTCAAGCACCAGCGTCTTGACCGCTGCGCCGTAGCCCAGACGGATAAGCCCCAGCACAAGCGACACAGCGCCCACAACAATGAGTACCAGCGCCAGCCATGCGGGCAGCGGGGTGAAAATGATGTTAAGGATGGTTTCCATGTGTTATTCTCCTTTCTCTTTTTCGAGGTCTTCAATGCGGTGGTTTGCCACCTTGATCTGCTCTTCCAGCACCGGCACGCGCTGGGCAAAGTTGTTGTGCGCCCGGACTTCGCGGGTCAGCTCTTCCAGCTTGGTTTCGGTGACGGCCTGCTGCTTGTCCAGCTTGGCGTCCATACTCTGGGCGGTACGGTTGTTGGAGACGATCGTGGCGATCAGGCTCAGACCGCCGGTGATAATGGCTACGATGATTGCTTCGCTCATGCGCCCTCCCGGAGACGGGTCAGACCCTTCTTTGCGATGATTTTCGGGTAGTTGCGGGTGGTCACGTTGAGATCTACGTTGCCAGAGATGCCCGGCACAGAGCCCTTGCTGGTGTGCTGATGGGCGTGGTAGATGTAATCCACCTTGGGCGTCTTGCCCGTGTAGTCGGCCAACCAGACGTCCCAGCGTCCTGCCAGGCGCTTCATGTCCAGCTCATAGCTGTAACCCGTGTAGGTGTACAGCTGGGCGTAAAAGCCCATTTTCTCCACCTGTTCCAGCGCATAGGCGGTGAGGTTGGTGAGGTCGAGGGTGCTCATGGGCTTGAGCTTGTTTTCCTCCACGTCCACCGCGAGGGGCATAGTCAGCTCCTTGCCGTAGACCGCCTGCCGCACAAGGGCAAGCTCTGCATCGGCCATCGCCTCGCTGGTGGCGTAGGTGTAGTAGTAGACCCCCACGTCCAGCCCGGCAGCCCGGGCGTTGCGGTAGTTGGTCTCAAAGGTCGGGTCGATGTAAAGGCCGTCTGCCCGCTTGGAGAGCTTTTTGTTGGTGGATACCGTCTTAAGCATGACGCCCTTGTAACCAGCCGCTTTGACCTTGCGCCAGCCGTCGAGGGTAATTTTGCCCTGATACCGGCTCACGTCAATGTATCGGTAGGGTGGTGCGCCCTCCCAGCCGGGAGGAGCAGCGCTCTGGGTGTCCACGGTGGACACGTCATAAATGCTTTTCTTGTCGTTGTAAATGCGATACTCGCCATCCGGTGCGCCGGAGACGTCTGCCGCTTCCTTTGCGTGGGCAAGGGCGGAAAAGAGGCGGGAGAGGAAGTTTAGGAGGTTCATGTGGTCACGTCCTTTCGGTTTTTGGTAAGATAAAATTACAGAATAGTTTTAACAATTTTATCCGCAATTATGTTTCTTGTCCTAAAGGTTGGAT